ACAAGCTAGAATTTTTAATTTTGAATATACCAGTCTTGATGGTGTACGACATGGTGAAATAACTATAAGTTTAATTGACAATAAAAGTTTAAAAATTACATTTAACAAAAGTATAGGAAAAAAGTTTGATCCTGCTCAAGAAAATGAATGGGAACAATTTTTGCGCAATTTGAGACAATTCGCTAAACGTAATATGGTTGCTTTTGATGTAAGAGACATTAATAGAACTAATCTTAAAAAAAGAGACTTAGATCAAGAGGTCAAATCGATCAATGCATATAAAACTGAGGAAATACCAGTCATTGAAAGTATACAATGGTATGGAACTACACGCACTAGTATACAAGAGTTTGGTTCTGCAAGACTAATAATCCGTCACAGCGAACGTGTCAATGAAGAACAACCCGGGGCCCGAAGTAGGAAAATTGAAAGTATGTTTGTAGAAACAGATCAAGGCGAACGTTTTCGTATGCCTTATAATAAACTTGGTCTAGGTCGAGCCATGGCACAACATTTAGCTCATGGGGGAAAAATTTATGACGAAGCCGGTCAGTACATACAAGGCATAGCAGAAGAAATGAGCAACCTTGCATTTTTTGTTCGCAACACTCGACATCGTCAATTTGAAGACACCGAAACCACTGGCATGGTTGAAAGTGCAATTGATCGTTATAAATTATTACGCAGCGGATTGCAACGTATGGGACGCCCTCGCGGTTATTACGCATTTGCAGAAACATTTGTGCCCGAATGTAACATTGAAGAAGATTACGATATTGAAGCATTAAAAGAACGTTTTGTTAAAAAAATGTTTGACGATCGGTTAACTGATGCTCTGCCTTATGTATATCGTGCCTATCGAAATCGTAAAGTGGGGGAAGGAAAATTTGTAGCCGAATTCAGTGATTGGACCAACCAGGTTGAAGAAGATAATGTACGTGATCCGGAATTCAACAAACTTAAAGAACTCATGGCCAAACCTATTATTGCTGGTGTCAATGGTATAGATGCCCAAAATGCTATAATTTCGGTTATAGATAACGACGAATTAAATGATCTTATAGTTCAAGCCACTCAAAGTCAAGGCCAGGATATAGATGTACGTCCAATCATTGATGATTGGTTTCAAGATAATTTTCCTGAGTATGTCAGCATGATGCAACAGACAGCGACTAGTCCTGTTTCAAATCAAACGAATAACAATCCACGCACTGTTCAACCGCAACGCGAAAGCCTTGGTGCTCTAAGACGCCTGGCTGGACTATTATAACTGTGTTATTTATAATGGGCAGATTTTATCTGGCTTTCATTGACAAGATAAATATATGTGTTATACTAGGCATTGTGCAGAGTATATCTAGGCATTTTTGTAAGACCATCTTAATTATAAAGGAAAATTCATTATGGCAACTACACTAGCAGAAATTCGTGCAAAGCTTGCAGCAGCCGAGAATCGCAGCTCATCGGGCTCTACAAACAGCGACGGTGGTATTTATCCACATTGGAATATTGAAGAAAATACCAGCGCCAAAGTAAGATTCTTACCAGATTCAGATCCAAAGAACAGTTTCTTTTGGGTTGAGCGAGCTATGATTAAATTGGAATTTTCGGGTATCAAAGGCCAAACAGACAGTCGTCCAGTGATTGTTCAGGTACCATGCATGGAAATGTATGGCAAAACTGTTCCCTGTCCTATTCTAGCCGAAGTGCGTACCTGGTTTAAGGATCCTAGCCTCGAAGATAAAGGTCGTAATATTGGAAGAAAAAATCTTATTTGTTTCAAGGTTTTGTTCGCGAGAATCCATTGAAAGAAGACAGGGTACCAGAAAATCCCATTCGTAGGTTTTTAATTAGCCCACAAATCTTTAACCTTATTAAAGGTAGTTTGATGGATCCTGAACTAGAGACTCTTCCTACAGATTACCATAATGGTCTAGATTTTACTATTACTAAAACCAGCAAAGGGGGCTATGCTGACTACAGCACCAGTAAATGGGCACGTCGTGAGACAGCGCTGTCCGGTGCAGATATTGAGATCATTGAAAAGTATGGACTGTTTAATCTTGGAGAGTTTTTGCCTAAGAAACCCGGCGAAGTCGAACTGCGAGTAATCAAAGAAATGTTTGAAGCATCAGTTAACGGCGAAGAATATAATGCAGAGTGTTGGGCCCAATTTTATAAACCTCCGGGTCTAGAAGTTAATGCGTCAGCATCTACAACTAATTCCTCTTCTTCATCGGCGATCACTTTGAATCGGGCCTCGGCTGAGATTACGGACGACGAGGACAATGATGTGCCAACTACTGCACCAGTTAAAACTCCTGTACCGGCAGAAAAAACTTCTAGTCAACGGGCAGAAGACATTTTGGCAATGATTCGTAATCGTCAAAAGTAATAGCAATAAGCAGTGATAGGACAAGGACTTTCCCTTGTCCTCCTATTATAGGAGTAAATAATGGCAAAATCACCAAAGATTAACGAAAATTATTCATTGAATTTTTCCAGCCGCGAAGACAGTACCGGGGACACAGTCATGGACTGTAACATCAATTTTGATAATCCACGCGATGATAGTACTATTATTCACAGGTTAAATACTTGGTTACAAGCAATTGGCAGAACTGATATTTCTGTACAACCAAGAGAACACTCAAAAGGACAAAAATGATGCCACAACGACCTTTTGATCTTTCAAAATTTCGAAAAAGTATAACAAAGAACATTGAAGGTATTAGCATTGGATTTAACGATCCCACAGATTGGATTTCTACAGGAAATTACGCACTAAACTATTTAATTTCTGGTTCTTTTGACAAGGGAGTACCTCTTGGTAAAGTTACTGTATTTGCTGGAGAATCTGGCGCCGGTAAGAGTTTTATTTGTTCGGGTAATCTAATTAGACATGCGCAACAACAAAATATCTATCCAATTTTAATTGATACAGAAAACGCCTTAGACGAGGATTGGCTCAAGGCATTGGGTGTAGATACCAGCGAAAGCAAGTTATTAAAACTAAACATGGCCATGATTGATGATGTGGCCAAGATGATTTCAGAATTTGTTAAAGAATACAAAATCATTCCTGAAGACCAGAGACCAAAAGTTTTGTTTGTTTTAGACAGTATAGGTATGTTATTGACTCCCACTGATGTCAATCAATTTGATGCAGGCGAACTCAAAGGTGATCTAGGTCGTAAGCCTAAAGCTCTGACAGCATTGGTCCGTAACTGTGTAAACATGTTTGGTTCGTTAAATATTGGTCTAGTAGCTACTAATCATACCTACGCCAGTCAAGACCCTTACAATCCCGATCCAAATATTTCTGGAGGACAAGGATTCATTTATGCAAGTGCCATTGTGGTTGCGATGAAAAAACTTAAACTCAAAGAGGATGAGGACGGTAATAAAGTAACGGAAGTTCGTGGTATTAGATCTAGTTGTAAAATTATGAAAACTAGATATTCAAAACCATTTGAAGACGTTGAACTTAGAATTCCTTATGATCGAGGGATGGATCCTTTGAGTGGTTTATTCGACTTGTTTGAAAAAAAACAAATCATAGTTAAAGATGGAAATAGATATGCCTACACTGATTGTGAAGGAGAAATTCATAAATATTTTCGGAAAGAATGGAACAAAAACACAGACGGAATTATGGATCGTGTAATGAGAGAATTTTATAAACGAGTACCCACTGTAGAAAATTTGTCAATTGAAGAAACAGATGAACAGTTACCAGAATGAATATGGAAAAAGAAATAACAATTTGAGTTTGAACAGTATCATAGCTGATTTTGTAGATAATCTATATCAAGTTATTAAAACAGAAGTCTTCGGAAGACACAGCCGAGGTTGAATGATGTCAAATCAATACAAGGAACTAGAAATCAAAATTGAAAAACTAACACGATATTTAGAACTAATAGAAACTAGTCTTAGAGATCTAAAAGAGCAAGTTGATACTCGTACAGAACTTGACAAAGTTGAAGGTATTGTGCTACGTTTAGCAAAATCATTGAAATATAGGAAAACTAAATGACCATTGATGTAGAAGTACTTAGTGAAGCATATAGCATATTAAAACAGTATATACCACAAAAGGATCGTCAAGAAGCTGCCGATAACATGATGAGTATCATGGTAGATTATCTTGACGATACCGAACTCAAAGAATTTGGACGTACTGATGCTGCTCTAAGTCGTGCGTTTAAAGAATATGTCGGCGGAGCCGAAGATGATCCTGACGAAGAATATGACGAATAATGTGGTACAATCGTGTAGTACAAGACATTGCCAATATTCCCGATTTTATTGCCTACTACGAACATGAACTAGAACAAGCCCGAATGGAATGTCAACTCCGTGGCAGTGTAGAAAAGTTAATCAGTCAACTCCCCGGTATTACCGAGCATCGTTTTAATCAACTACAAGAGATTGAAGCTGTACTTAATTATTTTAACATTCAGTTACGTAAGATACGTCGTAAATGGTTTGTTAAATATTTGGAAAACTACAATCGTGCTCTAAGCAGCAGAGATGCCGAAAAGTATGTAGAAGGCGAAAATGAAGTAGTTGATTACGAAACAATTATAAATGAAGTGGCCTTGCTTAGAAATAAATATCTTGGTATCATGAAGGGGCTAGAAAGTAGACAATGGATGCAAGGTCATTTGGTCAGACTCAAGACAGCAGGTATGGAAGATTATTCAATTTGACTACAACGGCGCATCGAGCGCAAAAACTGCTGGATTTATGGGACGCCTTAAAAGCAAGGCGTAGTTGTCGAGACGTAATTGATATTCAAGAACATAAAGATAATCTCAATGGTTTGGCCAGTATTATACGACTTGGAATATATGCAGAATATCGAACCGACGTTTTAGAATCGTTTTGCAATCAATTCGAAGTAGAATATTTTAAAGTCAGAAATAAATTACATAATGATTTAATTGATGGATTGCGCACTAAATAATCTATTATGCGTGAATTCATTGATATTATCAATTTATTTGAAGTAACTATTAGTAAATACGGCCCTGGTAAAAAATTTTTTATAAGTAGCAGTGAACCAGGAAAAAAGCTGGCCGACTTGGTACAAAACAAAGGTATTAATACAACTGGTATAATTGAGCTTACTGGGATAGCCAAGACCGGTGAGCAACTCACGATGCGTGACAATGCACCTATAATTCAAGTTGGTCCGGGTTTTGAACAATATGAATTTAGAACAGAAAACGATGAGTTTTTTTATTTAGTGGGTAGTTCCAGTGGAATTAGTAAAGGATTTGTACATGCCAAAGACTCGGTGTCTCAATTGGCCAACAGAGGTGAAATTGCCGAGGGATTACTAGGTGCTGCTATGTTTGCTAAGTTTACTAAACGACAAGGTAACGAAGAAATTGGTTTGGTATCTGATTCAGACATCTGGCGAATATTAGAAAGTCTTAGACAAACTGGCAAAGATACTTTGGAAGTCACAGTACAAGATACTAACAGCCAAATCAGTGATCGTATTACTTTTATATTAAAACTCAAATCTGCTCCTTATAAGGATCTGATGAATCCTCTCAAAAGAGCTGCTATGTCATCAATGGTCGGTAGTGCTGCGGCTTATGTTAACACACGAAAAGCGGAACGTTATAGTAAGTATTTTTACCTAAACGGTAAAGCAGATAATATAAGTATAATTGCAGACGGCGCTGCCAGTGAAACTGAAAAGAAATCAGATGTATGGGTAGCAATTGTAGATAAAAATGGTCAACGTAGAGCGATACGTTTGAACACCAGTCTCAAAGTTGGTGGAGTAAAACAGTTTGGCCAAATTGGTGGCAGCGGCACAGACAGTCTTAAAAAATTATTCAATCATTTTCAAATTGATATTACACCTTTTATTAAAAATTTTGAAAAATTATCTAAGTCAAACACCGACGCTGCCATGGATTATATATATAAAAAAATGGCCAATAGTCTAAAACAAAGATTAGCCAATGACAATGATCAAACTGAATATCATATATTAAATGGACTAGCACATGCTATCACTTACTTTGCCACGTTGGGCGATCCCACTGTGGAATTGGTAGATTTTGATGATGGTGGTTTTAAAATTTTAAATTTTAAAAATCTTCGTGAAAAATTAGCAGGCATAGATTTTACCGCCGAAGAATTTGGGATTACCAGGCCCGAGGTGCGTATTTTTAATCGAGGACAGCCTAATAATTATTTGATCAAGATTAGAATGAAAATTGAAAACAGAAGCAGTGGTTTGCAATATGTACGCAATATCATTGAAAAAGGTCCACTATTGGAAAAACTTACACAATTTGAATATCGTAATTTTAAAGATTTAACTGACATTGCAGTACCTAATGTAGTAACAGGCAAGCGTGTTAATATTAAACCTCCAGATGCCAATTCTGACACCGAAAGAGACAAAAGAGATAGCACAATAAGACAAAAACGCTAGACAATTCAACTTGGTACTGCTATACTATTATTATCTATAATTTAAGGATCAATTATGTTTGAATCTATCGAAATCCGACGTGCTAGTAATGGATTCATTTTGGTCATTACCACTGATGAAGAAACTCGTGAATATGTGTATGATACTAGTAGAAAAGCCATACGTGTGATCAAAGAGTTACTGGAAAACGACAAAGCTCGCAATGGCTCATAAAGAATAATGTTTAGACTAAATTTTATCTTTCATGCCATTGGAGATCAAGTTTGCACCACTGGCATACCTGAAAATTTATTTGAAGCCACCGGCGGTCGTAGTTATATTACTGATACAAAAATATGGGCCTATAAACACAATCCCTATGTTGATTTTATCAGTGAAGCCGACTTGCCTAAAGAGCACTACAACATCACCTTGATGCCCGATGCTCGTGTGCCTGAACAGGTTAAAAAATATCAAGACAGCATGGGTTGTGTGATCACTGGTTCGCAGACCGAATACATGCTTACTCAGCTGGGCATCACAAAACCAAAATTACGTCATCCTAGATTATATGTCTACGAGGATCTTGACATCAAGCCACACAAGGTAGTGGTACACACCAATGGATCAGATCGTACCAAGGCCGGGGAACCAGCTGTGCGTCCTTGGGCCGGCGAGGATGATGTACGCATGCTTAGTAACAGCATATTAGAATCTATTAGACGCAATTATCGTGATTATCAAATAGTACAAGTGGGCACAACAGACGATAAATCTGTGGGAGGTAAATTCACAGACCGTCGAGGACAATTGGACTATTGGGGCACAGCTCGAGAAATAGCAGAAGCAGCGGTGTTCATTGGAGTAAACAGCGGACCCATGCACATTGCCAATTGTTATCCTAGAACTATGAAAAAAATTGTGCTGCAAGAATTTCCTGAATTATCTATAAGGACCTGGCGTCCTGGTGATACTAGAAATTTCAGTTTTACCTGGATTGATCCAAACAGTACATTCTATAACAAATTTGATTACGACGCTGGCATTAGTTTCAGTCATACCAAAATATGAAAAAAAATACCATTGGCATAGCGGGCACAGTGCACCACGATCTCATGCGTTTTGCCATTGAACGCACATTAATGGCTACCCCTGATGTGGAAGAAGTATTGGTGTTTAGTGATCGTATGGTCTATGAACATGCCGTGCACATTCCCATACGATCTGCTTTCAGCAGAGAAGACTACGCAGACTTGGTGCTTAAAAATCTATGGCCCTTTGTGAGAACAGAATTTTTACTGCTGATTCAGTATGATGGTATGGCAGTAAATCCGCAGCATTGGTCTAATGAATTTTATAATTATGATTACATAGGTAGTCCGTGGCCAGAACGATTTAATTGGATACAGCCGCATGAGCGTGTAGGCAATGGTGGCTTTAGTTGGCGCAGCGCCAAACTACTAGAAGCTCTACGAGACCAACAGATACAACGCGGATTCGGTAATCGCAATCAAAATGAAGATGCAGCGATTGCACAACATCATAGACAATACTTGATCAATCGACACGGTGTGGTCTATGCTCCATTGGCCTTGGCCAATCAATTTGGCCACGAGTGGAACAATCCCTCGGGAGAAACCTTTGGCTTCCATGGTCATTTTAATACACCATTGTTTTTTGACGATGCCACTTGTGCACAGTTTGTGCGGCAGGTTCCTATGCCATGGTACGATGATCAGCTGGAATTTTTCATTCATCTCTGTCACAGCAAAAATTATGTACAAAGTTTAACAGCCTTAAATAGAGTACTTGAAACACATTTGGCATGAATATTATTCAATCACATAACTGGCAAGCACTGTCTGCCCAGTTTTTGAACAGTCAACCGTTTAATCATGTGGTCATTGATAACTTTTTTACCAATGAAACCGCAGACCAATTGATAGCAGAGTTTCCTGACTATCATAGTAGTGTTTGGGATGTCTACTACAATAATGCCTTGGAGAATAAAAAAACCTGTAATCAATGGAATTTGTTTCCTTCGGTTACCTATAGAACTTTTAACTATCTATGCAGTTCTGAGTTCACCAACAATCTAAAAGTTTTAGTTGATAATGACAATTTAATGCCTGACCTAGGTTTGCATGGTGGTGGGTGGCATGCTCATACCGCCGGTGGTAAATTAAACATACACTTGGATTA